CGCGTATTTAGACGACGAAGAAGATGAGCGATCCGATTCAATGATCCTATATCGATCCGTCAAACTGCGAAAAGATAAAAAAGAAAAGACGCGCTTCAACGTGGCATTCGTCAGCGAGGAACCCGTTTTGCGCGAATTTGGTTACGAAATAATTGATCAGGAAAGAATGGATACTTCTTTCCTGGAAAGTGGTCGCGCTCCCGTGCTTTTCATGCATGATGCGGAGCGAGTGCTTGGAGTTGTGGAAAGCGTCAAACGCGACGGCGACCTGAAAAGTCGAGCCGTGATTAGATTGGGAACGTCCACCCAGCTACAACGCGAAACGCTTGAGCAAATCCGAAATGGTATTCTCTCAAACATCTCCATCGGTTACTCCATAAAGTCTATGGAAGAACAGGATGAGAGAATCGAGGGGCGGTCAGTTTACCGCGTAGCAACGCGGATCATGGAGATTTCAGTCGTTTCGGTTCCCGCCGATACTAGCGTCGGAGTGAATCGAGCGAAATTATTACAAGAACCATCAAAACAGGAAGTTTCAAAGATGGAAAATCAAGAAGCAGTCGAGCAAGTTAGCGCTCGCGATATCGAAAAGGCTTTGGCTGAAAGGTCAAAGACGAATAAAGAAATACTCGCTTTGGCGGCGCGTCATAATAAACGCGATTTGGCCGACGAAGCAATCGGAAGAAACACAAGCCTGGAAGAGTTCCGCGGAATTCTTCTTGAGCATATCGAAAGCAAGCCACTTGATAGCGCCGCTGAACCCGTTCAAAAGCCCGTCGAAGAAAAACGGACTTATAGCTTGTTAAGAGCTTTGAACGCCGCAAGCCGTGGCGATTGGTCTGGCGCTGGATTCGAAGCCGAAATGAATCAAGAAGTCGCGCTGAAGCGTGGGAAGCAACCTCAAGGTTTCTATATCCCTGATTTTGCTTGGAGAGACTACGACCCTGCGATGAAGCGAGAACTTACCGTCGGCACAAACGCTTCCGGTGGATTCTTCGCACCTAGCGTCCAGCTTGCCGATGAGTTCGTGACCGCACTACGCGCCAGAATGGTTCTGCCAGGTTTAGGAATGCGCATCATGTCGGGATTGAATACCAAAATTCAAATCCCGAAGATTAGCTCTGGTGCTGCCGCCGCATTCGTTGCGGAGTCTGGTGACGTTTCCGATCAGACGCAAACGACTGCGCAAATCACGATGGTAGGTCGAACGCTTGGCGCTCGCACCGATGTATCGCGTTTGCTCTTGCTTGAGTCTGATCCTAGCATTGAGCAAATCGTGCGCGACGATCTTCTCGCCGCGGTAGCGAATAAGATTGAGGACGTTGCAATTGAGGGCGGCGCATCCAATGAGCCAACCGGAATCACTCAAACAAGCGGGATCGGAAGTGTCGCCATTGGAACCAACGGTGGCGCTCCAACATGGGCCGCCGTTACCAATCTTGTTAAGGAAGTCGAAATCGATAACGCCGCAATCAATGGCGATACGTTGGCTTTTCTGACGAATCCAAAGGTTAAGTCAAAAATGGCGAACACGGTTAGAGTTTCTTCAACCGATTCCCATATGATCCTGAATGATCCTTACAATAACTTGTATGGATACGATATCGGAATCACAACAAACGTCCCATCGGATCTTACCAAAGGATCAACTTCAGGATCTTGCTCTGCTTTGATCTTTGGCGATTTCTCCCAGCTTATGATGGGCGTTTTCGGAGGTGGACCGGATGTTTTGATCGATCCTTACACTAACTCTGCGAGCGGAAGCGTTCGAATTGTCGTTCATCAAGAGATTGATATCGCCGTTCGTCACGCTCAAAGTTTCGCCGCTTGCTTGGATCTCACGACCTGATGAAAGTCGCGATCCTTAGCGATTGCGCGGTAAAGGGCGAACACCTCACCGCTGGATCAACTCATGATCTAGCGGATGAGGACGCGAACGCTTTACTCGCAATGAAAAAAGCGGTTAAGGCCGATTCAAATCGATCAATTGGTTTGGAAAAGTCTGAAACGAAACCGAAGAAACGGAAGAAAGAGTAATGGCAGTCGAAGACGATGAAATGCGCTTGGAATTCTTGCAGGATTTTGGCATTTCAGATGCGACATTCACGGATACAAGCGCAGGATCATCGTCGACGATTACCGCACTCTTGAAAAATGAATATTCACTCGAAGATGTTGGCGGCGAGGTCGGGGTCGAGACTTCGACTCCCGTCGCCATTGTTCGAACGTCGGACGTTCCGAACGTGGTACAAAGCGACACAATTGCGATATCGGGTACGACTTACACGATTGTAGAAGTGCAACCCGACGGCGAGGGGATGAGCGTTTTACGCCTTAGAACGTAAATGGCAAATCATCTGCGCCGACAAATTCGCGAACGCGCCGCGACCACGCTGACAGGACTGACGACGACCGGATCGAATGTTTTTCAATCTCGCGTTTATCCAATGGAAAGCGCGGGGCTTCCAGGTTTGTGTATCTACACAACCGAGGAAACCGTCGAGATGCAATCGATGGGCGGAACGCGCAACGTATCTCGCGATCTTACATTGATCGTTGAAGGATACGCGACCGACTCCGCAAACGTCGATGATACGCTCGATCAGATTGGGAAAGAGGTCGAAATCGCAATGAGTGGAGATATTAAACTGAACAATCTTGCGCAAGATAGTTATTTATCAAGCGTCGAGATTACGCTTTCCGGTGACGGATCAACTGGAATCGGAAAAATTACGCATTCATATATAGTCATTTATCAGAATGCGGAGAACGCGCCAGACTCGGCGCTCTAATCTGAAAGGAAATCATTATGGCGGCATCAAGTGGAAATGGTGGCGTTCTCCAAACGTCACCGGATGATTCAACATATTCAGCGATAGCATCGCTTCAATCATGGACGCTAGAACAAGCGGCTGACGCGATTGAAACGTCTTCGATGGGAACATCGTTGACAAAATCTTTTCTCCCTGGACAAACATCATTTTCTGGAAGTGCGGAAGCGCTTTGGAACGATGACGATACATCCCAAGAATCGATACAAACCGCGCTTTCAAGCGGAGACTCGACTTTTTTTATAAAGTTGTATCCAACCGGGGTCAGCGCTGGCGATTTTTATTCCGCTAGTATTGTTATCACAGGCGTTTCGATTACGTCTTCGCTGAATAGTCCAATCGGGTTTTCATTTAGTTTTCAGGGAACCGGAACGCTGACACTAAATAATGCGTAATGAGTAAAATACTCGGTATTGCAAAACAGCAATATTCCGCAAAATTAGCTGAGGAACTGCAATCTTTTGCGGTTCCTCAATGGCTGGACGAAAACGGGAAACCAATACAAATCTATTTTCGCCCGTCGATGAAACTCTCGCAAAGATCGCAAATTGTCCAGCATTACGTTGACAAGGAATTGGACAAGGCAATGGCGAAACGCGTGATATTTCAAGCGCGTGACGAAAACGGAAAACGAGTTTTCGAAATCGGTCATCTTGACCAAATCATCGATGAAGTCGATCCCGAAGTCGTTCAATTCATCTGCGAGCAATTTGAAAAAGCGGAACCTAAACAAGAAGAAATCTCAAAAAACTAAAAAGCGATCCTGATCTATACTCGATTTGTTTTCTTGCAGAGAAACTCTGCAAATCGATTTCGGAAATACTTGATTTGGAAGAAATCGAGTTTCGGACCTGGATCGCATATTTCGAGATAAAAAACGAGCGTGAGCGTATCAACCACAGTCGAAATCCGCGGAGTCGATAAGACGCGAGCGGCGTTTGCATCGGTTAATAAATCGATGGGATCGCTGAAATCTAGCGTTGGCGGTCTTAAAGGCGCAGTCTTGGGTCTTATTGGCGTTGGTGGATTTGGTGCGCTTGCATCGCAACTAAGATCAACCGCGGATCAGATTGGCAAGGTTTCGGCCCGTCTCGGCGTTGGTACAAGCGATTTGCAAAAATTGCAGATAGCCGCGCAACAAGGCGGTATGGATATAAATTCTTTTAATATGGCGCTTCAAAGATTGACGCGAAGATCGTCAGAAGCGGCAAAAGGAACTGGAGTAGCAAAAAAAGCATTTGAGGAAATGGGGATATCCTTGATGGACAATCAAGGAAATCTTAAAAATA